CAACTTACAAACGTACAAGCGGCAGCAGCTCCATTAATCGCTAGTGGTTCTGCAACAGCTTCTGTGCAAAGTGGAGAAAGATTTGTTGTAACAACTGCAAAAACCGATTCTGAAATTGGTTCTGAATTTACTGGTTCAGTATCGGTTAGTGGTTCAATATTTGCACAATTTTTTGTAGGAGATGGTTCTCAGATTACAAACGTACAAGCCGCGGCAGCACCATTTATCGCAAGTGGTTCGGCAACGGCTTCGGTAGCAAGTGGTAATACATTTGTAGTAACAACTGGAGCAACTGGTTCTCAAATAGGAACTAGAATCACCGGTTCGGTAGATATTAGCGGAAGTGTTAAAGCATTTTCATTTATTGGAGACGGTTCTCAATTAACAAATGTAGTTGCAGCAGCATCACCGGTAATTGCTAGTGGTAGTGCAACTGCATCAGTTCAAAGTGGAAGAATATTTGAAGTAATTACCGGTGAAACATCTTCATCAATTGGTTCGCAATTTACCGGTTCGGTAGCTATATCTGGTTCAATTTCCGCATCCCTATTCATAGGTGATGGTGGTGGATTATTTAATATCCCACCAGATGCGATTGAAGGATTGGAATTGGCAAAAATTAATTCTGGTTCTGGATTTGCTCAAGTAGACCCGGAAAAATTATTAGTTAATGTTCCAATTACCGCATCTCGTTACGATGGTGATGGTAGTGGGCTATTTAACATCCCTGCAAATGCATTGCAAGACCTTAAATTAGACAGAATTGTATCAGGTTCTGCACAAGCTATTATATCTCCAAATCTTGGGTTAGATATTAATAGAGGGGTTAAAATTTATTCCGGTTCATTAACCGTAAGTGGTTCAATATTATCAAGTGGTAGTATTATTGTAGCAAGTGGTTCTGCATTTTTTGGTGATGGTAGTGGTTTGACGAATATTAATATTGCAAACTTATCATTTGAATCATTTAAAATTAATTCTGGATCCGTATCGGCTAGTATATCTCCAAATAGGGGATTAATGACTAACACATCTGCTAGTATTAGTGGTGCATTGGACGTACAAGCTTATATACAAGGTAAGACAGTACATGCAACTGATTATTTCTCTGGTTCATATAGAGGATACTTTGAAGGAGCAGGTGATGCCGAAGATAGAGATATTCTCTATTATGATGATAATTTAGGAAGATATGTTCCTGCTCCTGAATTTAATTTAACCGAAACGGTTGCGTTTAGTAATGTAAGTAGTTTAACCGTTGTTCACAATTTAGATATACTTTATCCAATTGTACAGGTTTACGCAACTAGTTCATATGGTACTGAATACCAAATTATACCTGCAAATGTTATAGCTGTTAATCCTGATACGGTAACTATTACATTTAGTGGATTGACAAGTGGGCACGTTGTAATTGGTAGTGGTGGTAGTAAAATTAGTGGAGCAGTAGATGCGGACCAAATATTAGGTATTGTACTTTCTTCTTCTTACGCATTATTTGCAGAAAATGCAGCAACTGCATCAACTGTATTAGGATTAAGTGGTACAAACTTAGAAGCAATAGTATCAGCGGCGTTAGATACAACTGATTTCATAAAAGCATCACAGACGGCTTCAATGACCGTATTGAGTTCCTCATTTGCAACTACTGCATCATACGCTTTATTTGCACAAAATGCATCAAATGTTGATACTGCTAATTTCATAACAAGTGCACAAACTGCATCAATGCAAGTTGGTACTGCATCACTTGCGTTATTTACATTAAGTTCATCATACGCATTAACTGCATCTTATGTATTGGGTGGAGTATTAAGTTCGGAAGGATATATACAATCATCGCAAACCGCATCGATGAGTGTGGGATTTGCAGTTTCCGCATCATTTGCACAAACTGCATCTTACGCGGCATTTGCATTAAACGCATCAAATGTTGATACGGCATCATTCTTAAATGCTTATAGAGATAGTACGGTATTTGCTAACTTCGTAGTAACTGGAAGTTTGGGTGCAAGTGGTAGTCTTTATATAAACGCATTAAATTCTGGTTCATCTGAAAACGTAGTAGTTTGGAATGATGTAACTAAAAAATTAGAATATAGAAATATAGCAGCTGCCGTAGGTTCATCGGGAACAGGTGGTTCATCCGGCTCAACTGGCTCTGCAGGTTCAACCGGCTCCGCAGGTTCAACTGGTTCTGGAGGTACATCTGGTACATCTGGAAGTTCGGGAAGTAGTGGAAGTTCTGGTTCATCTGGAAGTAGTGGAAGTTCGGGAAGTAGTGGAAGTTCGGGAAGTAGTGGAAGTTCGGGTTCATCTGGCTCAACTGGTTCATCTGGTAGTTCGGGAAGTAGTGGAAGTTCGGGTTCATCCGGAACATCTGGTTCTTCTGGTACTGCCGGCTCATCTGGCTCATCGGGAACAACTGGTTCATCGGGAAGTTCAGGAACTAGTGGAAGTGGAGGCACATCAGGAAGTGGTGGTTCTTCGGGAAGTAGTGGAAGTTCAGGTTCATCTGGTTCATCTGGCTCATCGGGAACAACCGGTAGTGCAGGTTCATCAGGTACATCAGGTACATCAGGAACTTCTGGTTCTTCTGGTTCATCTGGAAGTAGTGGAAGTTCAGGTTCATCTGGTACCGCGGGTACATCAGGCAGCGGAGGTTCTTCGGGAACAACAGGTAGTGAAGGTACATCTGGTACATCTGGTAGTGGAGGCACATCTGGTACAAACGGTACAACCGGTACGGCTGGTTCATCCGGTTCATCGGGTACTTCTGGTTCATCGGGTACTTCTGGCTCCTCTGGTTCATCAGGAAGTAGTGGTACATCGGGTTCAACTGGTACCGGTGGTACTGCGGGTTCTTCTGGTACAACCGGCACAGGAGGTACATCAGGTACGGCTGGTCAAAGTGGCACATCTGGTACATCGGGAACATCCGGTACATCGGGCACATCTGGTGCGGATGGTAGTGATGGTACTTCGGGTACTTCAGGTACAACCGGTAAAGATGGTTCATCGGGTACATCAGGTACCGATGGTTCTTCTGGTACATCTGGCACTGCAGGTTCTTCTGGTAGTAGTGGAAGTTCCGGTAGTAGTGGAAGCTCAGGAAGCTCAGGAAGTTCGGGTTCATCGGGTAGTAGTGGTACATCAGGAAGTTCTGGAAGCTCTGGAAGTTCAGGAAGTTCCGGTACAACGGGTTCATCGGGAACATCCGGCACGAGTGGTTCATCTGGTTCTTCGGGTTCTTCTGGAAGTAGTGGCACATCAGGAAGTAGTGGAAGTTCGGGTTCAACGGGTTCATCTGGTAGTTCTGGAAGTAGTGGAACATCTGGTACATCTGGTACTGATGGTAGTACGGGTTCAGCAGGTTCTACTGGTTCTGCGGGTACATCGGGTAGTTCTGGAACAACGGGTAGTGATGGAACATCTGGTACATCTGGAAGTAGTGGCTCATCCGGTTCATCTGGTTCATCCGGAAGTAGTGGCACATCTGGTTCTTCTGGTTCATCAGGAACAACGGGAAGTGATGGAACATCGGGTTCTTCGGGTTCATCCGGAACAAATGGTTCAACCGGCTCAGCAGGTTCATCTGGTTCATCGGGAAGTTCTGGTTCAACCGGTTCATCTGGTACAACAGGTTCTTCGGGAACAACTGGAAGTTCGGGCTCATCTGGTAGTAGTGGTATATCGGGTTCATCTGGTAGTAGTGGAACATCCGGTAGTAGCGGTTCAGCAGGTTCATCTGGTAGTTCGGGAACATCTGGATTAGATGGAACTTATTTTGGTAGTAGTGGAACATCTGGTAGTAGCGGTTCAGCAGGTTCATCTGGCACATCTGCAACATCAGGTAGTAGCGGTTCATCTGGTTCTGGTGGCACATCCGGAAGTGGTGGTAGTTCAGGATTAAATGGTACATTCTTCGGTTCATCTGGAACTTCTGGAAGTAGTGGAAGCTCTGGTTCATCCGGCAGCGGTGGCACATCTGGTTCTTCTGGTTCATCTGGTTCGGGTGGTTCATCCGGATTTGATGGTACATCGGGAAGTGGAGGTACTTCGGGATTAGATGGAACATTCTTTGGTTCATCTGGTACAAGCGGTAGTTCTGGTTCATCTGGAAGCAGCGGTACATCTGGTAGTAGTGGAAGCTCTGGTTCATCCGGCACGGCAGGAAGCGGAGGTAGTTCCGGATTAAATGGTACATTCTTCGGTAGTAGTGGAAGTTCAGGTAGTTCCGGAACATCAGGAACTTCTGGTTCTTCTGGTTCTTCTGGTTCTTCAGGAACAACGGGAACATCTGGTATAAACGGTACATTCTTTGGTACGAGTGGAAGTTCGGGAAGTACAGGTACATCTGGTAGTTCCGGTTCATCTGGTAGTAGTGGAAGTAGTGGAAGTAGTGGTTCATCTGGATTAGATGGAACATTCTTCGGAAGTTCTGGTACATCTGGAACAACTGGTACTGATGGTTCTTCTGGTACTGATGGATTTAGTGGCACATCCGGTACATCTGGAAGCAGTGGTTCATCTGGATTAGATGGAACATTTTTCGGAAGTTCTGGTACATCAGGAAGTAGTGGAAGTTCCGGTTCATCATCAACTTCGGGCACATCAGGAAGTAGTGGTTCATCTGGTTCAACTGGTACATCTGGATTAAACGGAACATTTTTTGGTTCATCTGGTTCATCCGGTAGTTCCGGTTCATCTGGTACATCTGGTTCTTCATCAACTTCTGGTTCAAGTGGAAGTAGTGGTAGTTCCGGATTGAATGGTACATTATTTGGTAGTTCCGGAACATCTGCCACATCAGGAACATCTGGTTCATCCGGGTCATCATCAACATCCGGAACATCTGGAAGTTCTGGTTCAACTGGAACATCTGGTCTAAACGGAACGTTCTTTGGTAGTAGTGGAACATCAGGAAGTTCGGGTACATCCGGTTCATCTGGTTCATCATCGATATCAGGAACAAACGGTACTAGTGGTAGTTCTGGTTTGAATGGTACATTATTTGGGTCATCTGGTACAACCGGTACTGGTGGTACATCTGGTCTTAGTTCAACAAATGGTACATCTGGTACAAGTGGTGTTGGTACAAATGGTACATCAGGTACAAGTGGGTTCTTAGAACTAACCGGTACAACTGATAATGGTGTTATTACGTTTGATAGTTCAAATGGTAAAGGAATTGTTGAATCTAATTTATTATTCGATGGAACAATTTTAGGAGTATCTGGACACGTTGCACCAACAACATTTAGAGAAACTTATTCTGACCAAGGTACTGGAGGAAGTGTAACATTAGACCTATCAACAGCAAACAATTTCAGAAGACAATTTAACGGAACTGCAACGGTATCATTCAGCAATGCACCAGCTGGTAAAGCATTTGGATTTACGTTATTATTAGTTAATGCGGGTGCATTTACAATAACTTGGCCTATAAGTATTAATTGGGTTGGTGGAACTGCACCAATATTGACATCAGCGGGTACGGATGTTTTAACATTCTATACTTATGATGGTGGAACATCTTATTATGGTTTTGTAGTAGGAAAAAATATGAGTTAAAATAATTTAAGTTATGGCAATAATAGCAAAAAGATTAATACCATCTGATACGGGAGAAATATTTCCATTTAAATTTCAGATTACAACAACCGCAGCTAATACGGTATTTACAGTACCTTTAGTTGATTATGCGGGATTAACACCACAGGTAACTATTAGTTGGGGAGATGGTAGTGGTAACTCACCATTAATTACATCATCTACATCTAATGATAGAATTCATACATACTCAACTGCCGGCACTTATACAATTACTATTGCTGGCTTATTACCTGGATTTAGTGTTAATAATAATTCATCTATAAGAAATTTAATAACGGGCATTATTCAATTTGGTACCGTTGGTTTAAGAACTTTAAACTTTTATGGGTGTGTTAATTTAACATCAATACCTAGTAGTGCATCATTAAGTGCACTTGGAGGATATGAAGGATTGGATGAAATGATTTCTTTTGCATCTTTTATGAGAAGTACAAGAATATCTTCAATACCGGCTGATATGTTTGATTATTCACCAAACGCAACAACATTTACCGATTGTTTTGCATTGAATCCTTCATTGACAACGGTTCCATCTGGACTTTTTGATTCAGTTACCGGTGCAACTACGTTTGCAAACTGTTTCTTAGGATGTAGTACATTAACATCAGTACCATCTACATTATTTGATACAAATATTAATGTATTATCTTTTGCGGGTTTATTCAGAAACTGTTTACAATTAACAAACGTTTTGCAGTTTACATTTAATACCGCAGTTACAAATTTTAGTAACGTTTACAATATGTCAACAGTTGCAAATGCATTAACTGGAACTGCTCCTGAGTTGTGGAATAGAACACCTATACCATTAGGAACAAACGCATTTAATAATTGTACTGGGTTATCAAATTTTGCATCAATACCTTCAACTTTTACATAAAATATGTATTTAAGAATTATAAATAATGAAATCAATTATCCATACTCTTTACAAATTTTAAGAGAGGATAAGCCAAATACAAGCTTCCCAACTGAAATGACAGAAAGCTTGATGGGAGAATGGGATATTTACGAAGTAAGACCAACCCCTAAACCAAACGATTATACAAAAAATATTTCAGAAGGAACACCGATATTAGTAGAAGGTGTTTACTATCAAAATTGGGAACAAACCACTGCATCTGAATCGGAAATTACCGATAGATTGACTGCAAAGTGGGAAGAAATTAGAGAATTTAGAAATCAATTATTATTAGAATGTGATTGGACACAATTGGCGGATATACCAACTGAATTAAAAACGGTTTGGCAAACATATAGACAACAATTAAGAGATGTTACAACACAATCTAATCCATTTAGTATAGTGTGGCCTACAAAACCTTAAAAGAGGGAAAAAGTTATATTTATACCTATAAGAAAAACAAAGTTGTATAAATGATAATAAACAGCCCCATATTTTCAGGTTCAATCACACAGGCTAAATCTGCGTATGCCGATTTAAGTGGTTCGTTTACTGGTTCGTTTACGGGTTCATTCACCGGACAAATACAAGTAACAGAAGCCTCATTTGAGTATTTAATTGTTAGTAGAGAACTAGATTTAGGTACATATACAACCGATAAACAACAAATAACCGGTTCAATATTTATAAGTGGTTCTACGAATATAACTGGTCCATTATCGGTTTTAGGAGGTCCTATATCGGTTGATGGTGTAAATGTTTTGGATACCGCAATTGCATACGCTATTGCATTAGGATAAAATTAAAATAAATGGCAAACGTATTTAAAAATAGTATTACTGGTTCAATTGGAATATCTGGTGCAAAAGTATATGAAGCACCAATCGCAACATCTACAACTATAATAGGTGTTAATGTTGCTAATATTAATTCAAATAATATTTCAGTAAGTGTTATGGCCAGAGATAATTCTGCAAACAAATGTCATTATTTGGTAAAAGATGCATTAATTGTTCCTGGTGCAGCAACTGTTTTAGTTGGTGGTGAACAAAAAATAGTTTTAGAAGCTGGTGATTTTTTATCAGTAACTTCTTCACTAGCTGCTTCGGCAGATGTAATTGTTTCAGTTTTGGAAATATCATAAAGAATTGATGAATGGAGTTTAACGGTAAAAGTACAAATGGATTAAATCAGACGAGCATTAAAAGTGTATCACTTTTTGTTAGTGGTAGTCCTATTTTAAATGCATCATCTGAATCGGTGAGTATAGTTGGTGATTTTACAGCATCGGCCGTACAAACTTATGAAATAAATTCATTTGGCAGTTCACCAATTGTAATAGGTGGTGATGTACAACTTTCCGGTTCTTTAAATATATCTTCGTCTATATCCGCATCATTATACAAAGGAGACGGTAGCGGACTTTTTAATATATTAGCATCTTCATTGGGTGATTTGGACCAAATTAAATCCGGTTCAGCTTTAGCAAATATTTCTCCAAATAAAGGATTAGTAATAAATGTACCAACTTCTATAAGTGGAGGATTGGCTGTAAATGGAAATGTAAATATAACAGGTTCAGCGGTAATAACACAAAATTTAACCGTAAACGGGAGAATACAAACTACTGAATTTTTTGCACAATACATATCATCTTCAATAATCTATGCAAGTGGTTCAAATAAATTTGGAGATGCATCAAACGATAAACAAGAATTTACAGGTAGTGTTTCTATAAGTGGAAGTTTGGCTCTAAGTGGAAGTTTAAGAGTTGGAAGTTTTCCATTAGACATAACAACCGATGAAGTATTGGTTTATAATACAACTTCGGGTATAGTAGGTAGGAAAACAGCAGCGGCAACATCAGGTACATCAGGTACATCTGGAAGTTCCGGAACTTCTGGTACAACCGGTTCATCTGGTTCATCTGGAACAAGCGGCACTTCAGGTAGTGGAGGTACTTCAGGCACATCTGGAAGTAGTGGAAGTTCTGGTTCATCCGGTAGTAGTGGTTCAACTGGTACTGCGGGCACATCAGGAAGTTCTGGTTCATCTGGAAGTGGAGGTACATCTGGTTCATCTGGAACTTCTGGAAGTAGTGGAAGTTCTGGTTCATCGGGAAGTAGTGGAAGTAGTGGAAGTAGCGGCACATCGGGTTCTTCAGGCACAGCAGGCACAACAGGTTCTTCAGGAACAACGGGAAGTGATGGAACATCCGGTTCATCGGGAAGTAGTGGAACATCGGCTACATCTGGAAGTTCGGGTTCTTCCGGTACATCCGGAAGTTCTGGTTCAACAGGTTCATCAGGTACAACCGGCTCATCTGGTTCAACTGGTACTGCAGGTTCATCTGGTACAACCGGCTCATCCGGTACAACGGGTTCATCGGGTACAACGGGTTCATCGGGTACATCAGGAAGTTCCGGTTCAACTGGTTCATCGGGTGTTACGGGTGCTGGTGGATTGGGTGGTACAAACGGTAGTGGAGGTACTTCGGGTACATCTGGTAGTAGTGGTTCATCTGGTACATCAGGCACAACGGGTACGGGAGGTACATCTGGTTTAACAGGAGCAGTTGGTACGAATGGTACTTCGGGTAGTGGTGGAACAAGTGGCACATCGGGTACATCAGGAAGTAGTGGAAGCTCTGGTTCATCGGGAACATCTGGTTCATCGGGAACAAGTGGAGCAACCGGTTCAACTGGTTCAGCAGGTTCATCGGGAACATCTGGTTCATCGGGAACATCGGGCACATCAGGAAGTTCGGGCTCAACAGGTACTTCCGGAAGTGGAGGTTCATCGGGAACTTCTGGAGCACAAGGTTCATCTGGTTCAGCAGGAACATCTGGTACATCTGGTAGTGGAGGTACATCCGGCTCTGCGGGAACAGCAGGTAGTGGAGGCTCATCGGGAACAACAGGAACATCAGGTAGCGGAGGTTCATCGGGTACAACAGGTACTTCCGGTAGTGGAGGCACATCTGGTACAACGGGAACATCTGGAAGTGGAGGTTCATCTGGTACAACGGGAACATCTGGAAGTGGAGGTTCATCGGGCACTTCTGGAACTGCAGGTACTGGTGGCTCAGCGGGCACATCGGGTACATCTGGCACTTCAGGTAGTGGAGGTACATCTGGTACAACAGGTACTTCAGGAAGTGGTGGTACATCTGGCTTATTAGCATTAACTGGTAATACTGATAATGGTGTAATCACCCTAAACGGAACTGCACCAAATGGAACAGTAGAAGCAAATTTAAGATTCGATGGTAGTACATTGACAGTAACCGGAGATGCAACAATTAGTGGTAACTTAACTGTTAGTGGAACTACAACATATATTAACACAACAACTCTTAACATAGGTGATAACATCATCACATTAAATGCGGACATTGGAGCAGCTACTGCACCAACTGAAAACGCAGGTATTGAAATTAAAAGAGGTAATGCGGCAACTAAAACATTCTATTGGGATGAAACAAATGATAGATGGACAAGTGATGATAATTTTAGAGTTGAAGGAAATGTAACATTAAGCGGAACAATAGATACTGGTCAAGGAGCAACGGAAGTTTATTTAATGAATCAAAACGTTAGAACTACCGATGCTGTAACATTTGCAACTGTTGATACTGGTCAAGGTGCAAATGAGTTATATGCGATGAATCAAAACGTTAGAACAACTGATGATGTAACGCATAATGACCTTACGTTAAATGGTGGAGATTTATTTTTATCAAACGGTACATCAAATAGAATTGTTTATAATAGTAATGGTGTAGCGGCTCCAACATTTACAAGCAGAAGTGCAGGTACTAAAATAGTTCTTTATCCTGAAGTAGGTGCATCATCGGTAGATTATGCATTAGGTATAGAAGGCAATACAATGTGGTATTCAGTACCGGTGGCAGGTGCGGCAAGATATTTTAGATGGTATGGTGGTACAACAAATATAACAACACTACATAGTGACGGAAATTTATATACTGCTGGACAAGTTTATGTAGGCGGTAATGGTTCTAATACTGGTACACAACTTGTATCAAACAATGGTGGACAATGGAATATTAGAGCTTACCCAAGACGTTCAGATGGAACAAATATAGATTTTATTTATTCGGGTCAATCTGGTCAACCAACGTATGTTTGGGGAACTAACGATGGTGTGAATATGTACGTTTGGAATCCATCAAACTTTAGTGTAAACTTTGCAACAACATCTACATATACAACGTATGTTTATTCAAACGATACTAGAGCTGTAAACGATGTACCAAACTCATTTGCTAATGTAATTCGTTTTGATTTTAAAACAAATAGTACGAATGGATTGAGTGATGGTGGTACATACAATGGTGTAATGTATTGGAGAAAATACGGTAGTGGTAACGATATGAGTGGTGGTTATCCATTCCAAATTGCATACACCGATAATGCTAGAGTTTGGACTAGAATTGGTACATCAACAACTGCGTGGGCATCGTGGAGACAACTTTTAAATAGTGTTGACCAGTTGTACGCATATAATATGAATCAAAACGTTAGAACAACTGACCAAGTAACTTTTGATTCAATTATTACTAATAACAATGGTAACTCTACCAATGTAAGATTGGGTGATGATGTATGGATTGGTGATATGAACGTAGCAAATACGTTTAGAGTAAAAGGTGTACAAGATGGAAATGCGGGTTATATTGCATTTGGTAATCAAACTACACAATTAGGTTTAAATAATACAACAACATTAAGTTGGGGAGCAAGATTCCAATCAACTGCTATTACAACAACGGGTGGTATTAACTATTTAGGTGATAGTAATGGTGATGTAACTTGGGTTAATGATATTCTTTATGTAGGAGCAAGTGATAGTGGTGATTCTGAATTCCGTTTTGGTGAAGATAGTGGTGGATGGTATGGTGATAGATGGTATTGGGATTCTGGATATAATGTATATCGATATAGTAGATATGCAGGTAGTGATTCCTTAATACATTACCACGATACTAGAGATACTTCTAGAATTACTTACGGTAGAAATATTGTATTTGATGATTATGGTAAAGGTATAGTTGGTACTTATTCTGCAAGTAGATTGCAAGCAGTATTCGCTATGGGCGATTCTTATAAATTACCAGCAAATGGTACTTCGGTTGGTAGTTTATATGGTATAGCTTGGTCACATCCAAACTTTGGAGGGGTTGCAGCTAATTTAGCAGACCACGGTATGATAATTCTTCAAAATGGTTCATTTAGGGGAGCATGGGGTGGTGGTAGATTAGTAACTACTGAAGAAGTAAGAGGCACAATATTTAGAGATTATGCAAATAGTGGATATCTTTTAGATCCAGATGGTGCTAGTAGATTTAGTAATTTATTATTAGACCAGGCTAGAGTTAATACTTCTAGATTTCCTGTGGGGCATTATACTCCTAGTGAAACTGTGTTTGAGATTGACCCAACTTGGACAGAAGCACAATTACAGGCATATTTTAATAGTAGTACCGTTTATTGGACAGCGGATTCAACTGCACCTGGTGGATACGCAATTCGTATTGATGGTGGTGTAAATGTTGGTGGAGTTTATGGTAGTGGTTTCCCTTATATTCCTGTAGATTCGAATGATGTATTCTATATGGAATGTTGGATTAGAGCATGGGATGGTTCTTCTGGACACTATATGGGTTCAATTGATTTCAACCAAAACTTTAGTTCATTAGGTGGTAACCCTGGTTCATTTGGTTATTGGACAATGAGTAATACCACAGTTGGAACTGGTTGGGTAAAGGTAAGTGGTTATATTAGTGGGTTTGGTGGTTCTACTGGTCAATTTGTAAGTGGTACTAAGTATTGGACTCCGCAAGCACTATTTAACTATTCACATTATTCTAATAGTAGAATTTGTGTAATTTCTGGATGGAAAGTTATTAAAGTATCTCATCCCGGTAATAGAACATTCCAAAATAATGTAACATTTAATGGTACAATAACATCGGATATCAGTACAACTGGAAATATTTTTATAAGAAATACTTCTCCAACAATTTATTTAAGAGATACTGACCATAACTCTGGTATGATTCATATGAATTCAAACCAAATGTATTTCTTAAGAGGTACTGGTAATGATTCAACGTCATGGGGTACATATAATGGATATTGGCCTTTATATCTAAGAGTTACTGATAACTACGCATTATTCGGTGGTACTACTGAAGCAATTTACGATTTTAGAGCACCAATATTCTACGATGCTAATACGGCATATTTTGGTGACTTTAGTTCTGAAATAAGAATGCCTTATCAGAATGGTGGTACAATGAGATTCAGAACAAATACTCATTGGGATTCACAATCTGGTATTGACCTTATTGGTGGAGCTGGTGAATTCCGTATGAGTTCGGATAGTGGTAACTTAAATCTTCGAGTTGATGGTTGGGGTATTTACTATGATTATGTATATTCTGCTAACTATATTCAATCAGCAGGTGCTGTTTATGGTACAATATTCTATGACCAAAACGATACTACATTTAGAATTGACCCAACCGATTATTCATATGTAAGATATTTTAAAGTTAGAAGTAGTGGAACTTCATCTGGAACTAGAGCATTAACAATACATCAAGAAGGACAAGGTGAAATAAACTTTGGTTCTTACCCTGCATCTTGGACATCGGCATTACAAATTCAAAATAATAATAATACCGATTATGTATGGATATCTCCATTGGATGATGGATATAATGCAAGAATTGTAACTATTGGTTGTGATTTAGATTTTTATCCACAAAATTCATATGCTGGAACAATGAGTCCAGGTTATATGCAATCTTATATTTTTAGAGATGCAAATAATACCGGATTCTATGTAGACCCTGCAAATGGTGGATTCTATTTAAGAGGTGGTAGTGGCGAAAGAGTAATATATCAAACAAACGATAGTGGTATTATTGTAAATAATGCAGAAGGATACAATACCGAAGTACGTTTAGGTGCGGCATGGGGTAGACCTGGTGTTTATGCAGCGGCATATTTGAGTTTAGGAACTTCTGGTAATGAAATTCAATTTGTAACTCAAAACGTTACTAGACACTATATGAGTGATTATACTTGGTATCACTATTATAATCAGGCATATATTTTCTATGATAGAGATAATACTGGATATTATTTCGGTAATGGTAGTGGTGAGGCAAGTTTAGCAGCCACATCAACCAATAACTTATATGTAAGACCGGGATATATGTTGTATTCTGACCACGGTGGATGGCAAGGTGAATACAATAAGATTCAATGGCATAGTTCACATATGTACTTCCAAAACCAATCATCTGGATATTTTATATTCAGAACTGATAGTGGTGCGGAAAGAGCGTATATTAATAGAAGTGGTGACCTTTGGTTAGGGTATTTGGGTTGGATGAGTAATAACGTAAACCAATCGGTAAGAACTGATGCTTCACCAACATTTGCTAACGTTTATAATAATGGTTGGTTTAGAAGTAATGGATGTACGGGTTGGTATTCACAGTCATACGATAGAGGACTATGGTGGCCAGAGTGTGCCGGAAACTCCTATGGTACCGTTACAACTTATGCTAGTGGTAGAAATGGATGGCATGGATATGGTATTGGTTCTAGACACGTATTAATGAGTACAACCGGTGATAACATTGGTGTACATGATAATAGTAGAGGTTGGATTTGGTATTGGGATGGTGGATATACTCGTTGGAACTATGGATACAACTACTTTAGTGGTGATGTTAGAACTTGGAGATTTTATGACCACGATACATCGTTTTATTGGGATGGTAATGATTATGTGAATATGAACTATAACACAACCCGTTCTCAATCGAGAATTGGTTTGGATGGTAAGTATAACACACCACGTTCGGACTACACCGGAGATTCTAACTATTGGCAAGGTGTTAAAGGTTGGGGTACATCCGATATGAATGGTATGGCTTCGAACTGGGGTTCTGGATTCTGGGATTCTTGGTCTTGGCCTGGTAATAGACCAAATGATGCTTCATCTCACTGGGTGGGTATGCAGGCACATCACTACAACTATTCAAACTCTTATAACTTCTATGGTTGGCAGATGGCGATGGCCGGTGAAAATGGTAACAATCGTTTCTATTGGAGAACTTCGTGGAACACACCTAGAGGTTGGACGGAAATGCAGCACGGTGGTAACTATTCTGAATACTATTATTATGGTAATGGTTTGTACGGTGCATGGTTTGAACCAACGGGAGTAGGTGGTAACTCTGGACAAGGTGGACACGCATATCGTATATTCCAAGAAGGTGGTGGATGGGGTTATCCTTATCCTGATATGAGAATTGCATACCATACAGGTCTTAAATTAGGTGCAAACGCGGGTTCATATGAAGGAGTTAGATTATACTCCGATTATGATATGAGTGGTATCTTAATTCAATTGAGTGGTTCTTCAAACTATTCATTCTGGCATACTTGGAGAAGATTGGAAGGTTATCATGGTACATACTCTTGGGCTAACTCAGCACACTGGTATCCAAATAACGCATCATATGGGTCTTGGAGAGTAGCTGGTACTAGAAATGGTTGGGCGGGTATTGAATTTGATGCAAACGGTGCAGGACAGTTAAACTTAATGTGTAACTCATCTGAAACTGGATTCCACAACAACTCATATGGTTGGCATTTCTTAAGAAGTAATGGTACCGGATATATAATGAAGGGATATTGGGGTGGTAGTACGCAAGCTACTATATTAGATTCATCAAATCAGGGTAATGCTTGGGCACTTAACCAAAACGTTGCAACATATACCGAACCCCGATTTAGGTCTAACTACTTCTATCATGGTACAACATCAAGATATACTGGACAAGCATTATATGGTAGTTATACGATGGGTGTTTGGGAAGTTCGTACTGACTTTGAAGGTATATCTGGAGGAGAATCAGCCGGTATTGGACAGAATGGAGACTTTACACAATTTTGGAATCCGGGTGATATATTCCAACAATTTATGTTTTCGGATGAAGATGGTGGAACTGGTGGATATATTGCATATTTAGGTAACAATGGTGTGTTCTATAATTCCGATAGGAGAGTAAAATATTCTATAAGAGAAAAGGTAAGTGAAAACTATGAGTATATCAATAGGTTCATGCAATTAAAGCCTGTAACATTCGCTTATAAATTTGAATTAAAAGATACCGATACCCCTAAGCAACGAGAGAGAAAAATATCCAAAATGCTAACTGTAAATCAGGGGTTAATAGCTCAGGATGTTATGGAAATTTTTCCTGAAGCAATTCATTGTGGTAGTGATGCAAGACCAATGCAATTTGAATTATCAGAAATGACACAACCGCTAATAGAAGAAGTTGGTATTAGTGGATTTGATGAAATTGAAGCAGTAAAACAAAAATATTATGATAAACATGCAGCAATGGATGTGCCGGATACGTTATCACTTAACTGGAACGTAATCAATACTTACCAAATATTAGCATTGCAGGATTTCAAAAAAATGTATGATGCAAAATGTGAAGAAATCGAAGTTATAAAAGCAGAATTAGCAGCAATAAAAGCACAATTAGGAATATAAAAAATAAAGTTTATGGCACTACAAAAAAATTATATAGTTGGTAATACGGGAGTAGAAGTTCCGGATGCATATCACGTCATATATAACGTATATACTGAAAGACGATTGCACGATGCAAAACAACCAAAAATGCCAGGTAATAAAATATCTTTACCTGATATTAAATGGAAAGCAGGGTATATTGGTAGAATTGCTATATTAGTGTATGCATCTAAAGAAGATAGAGATACAGGTAAACGAGCAGTGGGTGCGATTGTTAAATATCAAACCGATGCGGCAGATAGAAATACTGGTGTTGTAGACCCAGCTCTATATCAAATAACACCACCTTGTGAGTTAGAATTTTTTATAGATACAAATAGTTCTGATTCAATTTTAACACAGGCTTATAATTATTTAAAAACAATTCCGTATTTTAGCGGTTCATTAGAAGTATAATATGGCACTACAAAGAGACTATAATATTCCTTATACATCATTTATTGTAAGTGGTGCATATCATCTTGTTACCGATGTTGAAATTAAAAAGCGAAACAATGATGATCCGGGACCAGTTGCAACGGCTGAGCCAATAAATTATGCACCTCTAATTTATGCAGATGTTCCTAATGAAAGACCTTTAACTGATGAAGATAAATTGGCACAAATCCCATTAAATGCAATTCCAACAGGTTCTTTTGAAGTTGATAGAACTGCAAATGGTGTATATTGGGAAAGTGGATACACTGCGCAAATACAAATTGAAATATACGCAAATAGAGAGGCTAGAAATAATGGAAAAACTCCAATTGGAAAAATAGGATTATCCACAACTGAAATTAGCCCACAGGTTGCAACGAGAGGTATGGATGGAAAAATAATGTTCAGAGCGAACACAAATAGCGAAGATAACATTTTAACACAGGCTTATACTTATTTAAAGAGCACTGAATATTATAGTGATTCAATTGATATATAAATAAAATAATTATGATTATTAGAGAAGTTGCTGATAAAGCAGTATTTGGTAAAACCGTAAATGTAATTGCTACAAACGTACTAAGATATGATTTGGAGCAAGATGATTGTGTACTTAGGTATGAATTAAGATTTAGAAACCCAAATAGAGAATCAACCGCTGTACCAGATGAGCAAATTGTAAACGGTGAATGGAAAGTTCCACAAAACGTATTAAATGCTTGGACTGGAAGTAATCATTATTTGGTTGAAAAAATCTGCGAAGAATTTAATTTTGAATTATTATAAACAATATATTTATACTTAAAATAAACAAACAATGGCATTAGAACAAAAAGAATGGAAAATTAGAAGTATCAGGAGAGTTGATACTGAAAATTTCCAAAATGCAATCATAGGAACTAACTGGAAAATTACGTTAGTTGATGAAGATGGATATTCTGGTTCATTTGATGGAGCAACTCCATTTAGAGTAGAAGATATCAATCCTAACACCTTTACATCGTGGGAAAATCTTACCGAAAATCAAGTATTAGGATGGGTTAAATCATATGTGAGTGAATCTAGAGGAACTCAATATTTTGACCATATTACGGGAGTAATTGCTAAGCAAATTAGAGATACTAAAAGTCCTATTAAAACACTTACTGAAGATTTCCTTCCGTGGGGTGTAAGTAGTTCATTTGATCCAGATGAATTGAAAGGACCATCGGCTGTAAACCCGTAAAATTAAATTAAAATATGGTTAGATATCCAAAGTACAGATAAAAACGTTTATTTGTGTTTTGGATATTTTCTTTATATTTATATGTGTATTTTCTAACTTTTATATAAATTTATATAAATACACTTAAAAAACGAATTGGAGAAATAAAATGGCAGAAAGAATCGTATCACCTGGCGTATTCACAAGAGAAAATGACCTATCCTTCTTAGCACAAGGTATAGGGGAAATTGGAGCAGCATTTATAGGACCTTTTAAACAAGGACCTGCATTTGTTCCAACTATTGTGAGAACACAATCGGAGTTTGAAACAATTTTCGGAACTCCCGATGGAACTTATTATACCGAATATGCGGTACAAAACTATTTAAGAGAAGCTGGTACAGCAACTATCGTAAGGGTAGCTGGTACTGATGGTTATTCACAAGTGAAACCGTTAGGTATTTTTGCAACGGCCTCTAATAGTACTGTAAAATTAATTGGTACTTTACATTCTACTGATACTGGTTATCAGGATTATGGATTTGAAGGAACTATAATTTCAGTAAATACAACAACATCTGGTTCATTCTTATTGAGTGGTTCTGGATTACCGTTTATTTCGGCATCTATTAAACCAACTGCAACAAATGACCTTTCTGATGTATTTGGTGAATCTCCATTCGGTGCTAAAAAAGCATATACTTACACATATTTTGAAAAAACAGCCGCTAACTTATTGGTTACTATGAGTGCAGATGGTATTGCAGCAGTAGAACTTCCTACACAAGATTTTAGTTATGAAGCAAGTGTAGCAGCAACTCCATATGTTAAATCGCAATTAGTAAGTGGTGATAGATATGACCTTTTCAAATTTCATACTTTAGGACATGGTAATGTTTATAATACTAAATTTAAGATTGGTATTTCAAACGTTAAAGCAGCGGGTGAAGATGGTTCAACTGATTATTCTACATTTACTGTGACAGTTCGTTCATTTGATGATACTGATAAGAGAAAAGTTGTTTTAGAAACATTTAACAATGTAAACTTAGACCCTGCATCTCCTAACTACATAGCTAGAAGAATTGGTGATAGATACATTACTATTGATAATGATGGTAAAATTACTGAAAATGGTGATTATACAAATCAATCAAAATACATAAGAGTAGAAATAGCTGAAGCGGGTTCATTCCCAATTTCAGCAGCACCATTTGGACATGGAGCATACACTAATCCAATTGAATGTAATACTACTGTGGAAGCTGGTAAAGTACCTGCGGTTGTATATCAAACTTCATCAACAACTAATACATCATCATCTCCAATATATTATGCTGGATATGATTTTGAAACTGAAGGTACTTCTTTAGATAATAAACAATATTTAAAACCAATTCCAGACGGAGCAATTGAAGGGGCAAACACATTGTTCGCATTTGATTCACAATTGGCTTACCAACTAACCGGTTCAGCATCAACTGATATGGTTAAAAGACAATTTGTATTGGCATTTCAAGGTGGATATGATGGTATGAATCCTGCAGTAAAAATTAATTTAGGTTCAAACATAACTGCGGCAAATACACAAGGATTTAATTGTTCAACCGGAACATCATCTGGTACTACTGCATATTTTAGAGCAATAAATGCCGTATCAAATCCAGATGAATACGATATTAACTTAGTTGCAACTCCTGGTATTATTAGAAGCCTACACCCATCTGTAACTACAAAAGTTATTGATATGGTAGAAGCTCGTTCAGACGCATTTTACATTGCTGATTTTACCGAAGCTGGTGCAACAATTACACAAGCAACTGAAGCGGCAAACGCAGTAGATTCAAACTATGTAGCTTGTTACTACCCTTGGGTTAAAACAATCGATACAAACTCAAATAAATTAACTTCAGTTCCACCATCGGTATTACTACCTGCTGTATTCGCATCTAACGATAGATTGGCAGCAGAATGGTTCGCACCTGCTGGTTTGAATAGAGGTGGTATCACTGGAGCAGTAAGTGTATTAAATAGACTTACACACTCTGAAAGAGATACTCTATATGAGAACAAAGTAAACCCAATCGCGGCATTCCCTGGACAAGGTATTGTAGCATTTGGACAAAAAACTCTACAAGATAAAGCATCAGCATTGGATAGAATCAACGTAAGAAGATTACTTATCACTGTTAAGAAATTCATCGCATCTACATCTCGTTTCTTAGTGTTCGAACAAAACACTTCTACAACTAGAAATAGATTCTTAAACACCGTAAATCCTTACTTAGAGGGAATCCAACAAAGACAAGGTTTATACGCTTTCAGAGTTGTGATGGATGAATCAAATAACACACCTGATGTGATTGATAGAAATATATTAGCGGGACAAATTTTCTTACAACCGGCTAAGACTGCGGAATTCATCGTAATTGATTTCAACATCTTACCAACTGGAGCATCTTTTAACGCATAATATAAAAAAGAACAAAGTAGATATTTATTAATATAAAATAAAAGGATAATAAAATGGCAGAAGTATTAGAGTTTGACAAGATGTTCTATACGAACTTCGAACCTAAGATGAAAAATAGGTTCATTATGGAAATTGAAGGAATTCCATCATATCTTGTAAAAGCTGCAAATAGACCTACAATTCAATTCGAAAGCGTAAAAATAGACCATATTAACGTATATAGAAAGTTGAAAGGTAAAGGCGAGTGGCAAGATTTGGAAATCACACTATATGACCCAATCGTTCCATCTGGAGCACAAGCGGTAATGGAGTGGGTACGTTTAGGACACGAATCTATTACTGGTAGAGATGGATATGCAGAATTCTATAAAAAAGATGTAGATTTCTATATGTTAGGACCTGTTGGTGATAAGATTGAACAATGGAAATTAAAAGGTGCATTCCCATTAACCGTAAACTTCGGTGATGTGGATATGAGTAACGCTACTGACCCAGCAACAATAACTGTGACTTTAGCATATGATTACGCAATTTTAGAGTTCTAATCAATAAAAATAATAAAAACAAAGGGGAAGCTAAACACTTCCCCTTTTTTATTTCCAAATTTTTAAAATGTATGTATTTATATATACAAACAAAAAATAGACGTTATGAGCGAAAAACAATATGATTTTCCAACGGAAGTATTAGACCTTCCATCACAAGGAAAACTTTATCCAACCGATAATCCGTTATCATCTGGTAGAATTACAATAAAATATATGACTGCAAAAGAGGAAGATATTTTATCTAATCAAAACCTTATTAAAAAGGGTGTAGTTTTGGATAAATTATTTGAATCAATACTTGTAGATAATGTAAATATAAAAGATATTCTAATAGGCGATAAAAACGCTATTCTATTAGCAACTAGATTATTAGGATATGGTCCAGATTACACATTTAGATTTTATTCGGATAAAACTAATCAATTAATTACAACAACCGTAGATTTATCTCAAATAAAAATTAAAGAAGTTGATTATTCTTTATTTAAAAACAAAAATGAATTTGAATTTGAAACTCCGCAAGGAAAAAACAAATTAACATTTAAACTATTAACACATGGTGATGAACTATTAATAGATAAAGATATCGAAGCGATGAATAAAATCAACAAAGATTTCTCAGGTGATGTTACAACTCGTTTACGTTATATGATTAAGAGTGTTGATGGAAAAACTGATGTGGGTTCTATTAATAAATATTTAAATGGAATGTTGGCTAGAGATAGCAGAGCATTTAGACAATTTGTTAAAGAAATATCTCCAGATTTAGATATGAAATTTATCTATACACATGAAGATGGTGAGACGGAGGAGGCGTCTATCAGCATGGGGGTTGGGTTTTTTTGGCCTAGCGCCGAATCATAGTGCATTAGTGCATTCTCAGATATATGATATGGTTCAATTCGGGAATGCGTTTACTGTTATGGAATTATATAAAATGCCAATTCATCTTAGAAATTTTTACTATCAAAAATTGGTAGAAACTAAGAAAAAAGAAGCAGACGAGGTGAAAAAGGTAAATAATCAAAAATCATCGAAAGTTAGGATACGATAAGAAATCCTAACTTTTTGTTTTATAGGATATTTATAAGATATAAACCATATTGACATGAAAAAATATAAGATAAAAAGAAAAAATCTAAAAGAATTTTTTGGATTTTTTGGTTTAAGGAAAAAACCACAAGAAATACAAGATTTAATAGATAATGACCCGGTTTTAAAAAAGCTTGAAAAAGAATTAGCTGCCATAAACTCAAAAGCTAGACAGGAGTTGGAAAGAGATGTTCCACCTGAAAGATTGGCAAAATATAAGAAATTCGGTTGGATTAAATAGAAATTAAATTTAGATGGCTAATCAAGATATACAAAGATTAAGACAGTTAGAAGATGAAATAGCTCAAAGAGAAGAACTTTTACGAAAAGCTCAAGAGCGAAACGATTCTAATACTGTCCAAATTTTACAGCAGCAAATAAATCAAAGAAAAACTTTGATGCAGCAAAGCCAAACTTATCAAGGTTTACAAACTAAAATAAATAAAGAACTTGATAAGGCGCAAATTAGTTTTGCAAAAATGGATTATGCTACAAGAAAAATTCTACAAAATAGTAATGGTATAAATGGAGCTGGTTCAATATTTGCACAAGCAACTGAAAATATAGCAAAAAGAAAAGCTCAAGAAAGTGAATTAACCGGACAACAATTAGAAACATTTAAAGTTACTTCACAGGTATTAGAAAATATAAATAAAAGCTTTACATCACAGGCACAAAGTACTGCAAAAGCATTACAAGACGCACAAGGATTATCACAATTCGATATTGCAAGAAATGAATTAGCCAGTAGACGTGGTGATTTAACACAAAAAGAATATGAGCAAACTTTAGCACAAATTAGTGCAACTGAAAAATTATATCAACAGGAAGAAAGATTAAAGGAAATAAAAAAACAACAACAAGGAATTTTAGGAATGATGCCCGATGGTATTAAACAAATGGTTGGGTTTGCTAAAGATTTTGGTACTGCGATTAAAGCCGGACTTGGTCCATTATTTATAGTTGGAGCAGTAATAGCTGCAGCTGTGAAATCATTTATGGATTTGGAAAATGCAGCCGCAGATTTTAGAAAAGAAACGGGACTTCTTAATTCTCAAATGGAAGATGTAAGAAGTCAGGCTAATCAAATTACACAAGAATTCGCAGAAATAGGAGTTGAAGCAAAAGATGTATTTGATACCGTTGGTTCGTTAAAAGGTGAATTTGGTGATACTGTTAATTTTTCAAAAGAAACGGTAGCGGCTTTAACCGTAATGAATAAAAACTTTGGTATTGCGGCAGAAAGTTCTGCTAAAGTTCAAAGTATTTTTGAAAGTGTTGGTGGATTGAGTGGTGAAACTGCGGCAAATGTTCAATTACAGGTAGCTAATATGGCTAAATTAGCCGGTGTATCTCCTGATAAAGTATTCAAAGATATTGCAGAAAATGCAGAAGCAGCCTCAACATTCTTTAAAGGTGATTTAACCGCTTTAACAAAGAACGCGGTTCAAGCTCGTAGAATGGGTACTTCTCTTAAAGAACAAGTATCTTTAGCAGAAAAATTATTAGATTTTGAAAATGGAATTGAACAAGAATTAGTAGCAGCAACATTTGTTGGTGGACAATTTAATTTAAGTAGAGCAAGAGCATTGGCAATGGAAGGTAAACTTGCAGAAGCAAACGAAGAAACTCTAAAACAAATTCAAAGAAGTGGTGATTTTAAAAAGAAAGACTATTTTACACAACAACAATTAGCGAAAGCCGCTGGTATGAGTGTGGAAGAAATCAATAAACAATTAGATGCACAAGAGAAATTAAATAGTTTATCTGGAGAACAAAAGAAAGCCGCAGAAGATGCTATAAATGCAGGACTTGATATTACAAATATAAGTAAAGAAAATTTAGCATCAGAAACTGAGAAATTTAAACAACAACAGGAACAACAAAAAACTTTAGATAAAATTTCAAATCAATTTATGGGAATTGCTTCTACAATTGGTAGTGTATTAGTTCCTGTTTTAGATGCAGTTGCACTGGCCTTAAATATAATTTTATCACCTATTATGCTAATAAACGATATGTTTGGTTGGATTGGTGAAAAAATATCCGCACTAACAGGGCCTTTAGGTACTGTTGGTAAAATACTAAAAGGATTGGCGGGTATTGCGATTATTTGGGCGGCTTATGCAGCCTTTCAATCAATAGCTGGATTTATGCCAATAGTAGGACCTATATTAGGGGGTATTGCAGCCGCAGCAGTTTTAGCGGCAGGTTTTGGTGCTTTATCTAAAGTAGGTGATATGTATTCACCAGCGGATGGTAAAACTCAAGTATCAACAAAAGAAGGAGGTTTATTTGAATTATCTCCAAACGATGATTTAGTTGCGGCACCCGGAGCTGCAGCCGCATTGGCTGATGGTAAAGGTGGAGCCGGCGGGGCGGCTGTTAATTTGGCAGCGTTATCCGCACCATTAAACGCATTATTGGGTGAAATAAAAGCATTAAGAGCAGATATGAATTCAGGTAAAATCGCAGTTCATATGGACGGAGCAAAGGTTACATCGGGCATAGCAAAACAAGTTGAAAAGAATTCGAGAAATAATTTCGCAATGTCACAAGCATAAAGATAAATTAAGATGCCAACAATATTAGACCTTTTTAAAAATAAAAAATTAGATGGTGGACAGACCGCCGAAAAGAAGTATGATATTCGAAATCCAAAAGATGAAAAATTATCAACATATTCCGGTGCCATTGATATAATTGCATCTCCGGTCAATTTGTTAAGAAGAAATTTATCAATTAGAACAAAAGAAACTAGATTAGAACAAGAATTGGTTGGTGTAAGAGCAATTAGAGGATTGGCTTCACCAATACTATATGGTACTGATATAATACGATTAAAAACGAAAACTACATCTATAAAAGATTCTATGGTAAATGCCGCAAGAGGCGGTGATGCACCTGCATCTGAAGGTGGGTTGGTTGGTAAGGCATTAGATAAATTAACAGGCGGAAAAGTTAAATCAGTTGATGATGTTAAAAATAAAGTAACTCAAAAAGCATTAGAGATTACTTCTAAATTAGGAATTGCTTTTCCGGAAACAATGATTCCTACAAAAGTTGCTTTAAATAGTAAATTTATAGCGGGTAGCGAACCAAACACTATGATTACTCTTGCTGAAATTAAAAAAGATGCAGCAGGAAATTTTGCAGGAAAACTTTTAAAACAAAGTTTTAAGGGAACACCAAACCAAATAGGAAATGCAATATTAGGAAATGGGATTGAATTGGCAAAAAAAGAACTTAAAAAACTATTATTAGGTGGACCAAAGCAAGGACAACAACTTTTAGCTAAAAAGATTGATAGTGAAGTTCCATATGATAGTAAATCAAAATATTCGGCAACTGTTTCACCTCAAAGTGAAATATTATTAAGAAATGATTTATCTTCTATATTAGAGCAAAAAAGATTAAGTGCTGAATTTAAGAAAAATGATGCACAAGTAAAAGACCTTTTAAAAAATCCACCAACTATTGATGAAGCACCTTTAAATGCAGATAATAATCCATTTGCATCGGTTAAAGATAAATTAAAAGCTGGAAAAGAAAAGGCAAAAGAATCATTATCTGGAGCAAAAAAACAAGGGCAACAAATTTTAGCTAAAACTAAAAAAGGAGAAACACCTAAAAACGATGATGGAACTGCTGTTAAAAAATCTGATACGGTAGACCCATCGGCGGATGACCCAAAGTTAAGAAATGATTTATCAACAATATATAATAATTCTACCATTTCAAAACAAATTAAATCTCGTTATTCACTAAAAGATGATATTCAAGCAAAAAATGTAGAAGTATTAAAAGGAATAAAACCTGGTTCAGATTTTTTAAATAGTAAAGTTGCGTATCAATCAAATAATGGTGAAAATTTAAAATTAGATAATAATACTTATTTGGATGATTACGATTTTGTACCATTGAAATTTTATTCGGTAGCAAAAGGAGCAGCTGTTAATTTTAGAGCAACAATTAATTCAATAAATGAGCAATTTACTCCTAGTTGGAACGATAACAAAACAATAGGAAACCCATTCAATTTTTATACATATTCTGGTATTGAAAGAACCGTATCAATAGAATTTAAAGTGTTTTCATTAAATGCAAGGGAGCACGTTGCTGCTTGGCAAAGGCTTTCGTTTTTAGCATCATTGGTTTATCCACAAGGTTATTCCGGAGGCCCATTAGCAACAATCGCACCTTTCTTAAAACTTACGATTGGAAATTGGTATAAAAATAAAGAAGGATTCATAGAACAATTATCATTTAGTACTGATGAAAATACAACTTGGGAAGTTGGATTAACCGAAGGATTGCAAGAATTTAAATTACCACAAGTTATAAATGTAAATTTATCATTTAAATTTGTTGAGAGTGTTGGTACAACTGAAGTATTTGGTAAAGTTAAAGTAAAAGGAGCAGATGGAAAAGAGACTGAAGTAACTAGACCAGTTTCTAAGGCTAGAATATTTGGATATGGTGAAGCACCTACGCAAGTAGAAAATAAAGAAGATAAACAGAAAAAGCTTGATGCAAGTGGTACTCCAAAACCAAAAGAGGAAACACCAGTTAATCAACAAAGTGCAACACCAACAAAAGAAGAAAATCCAGCTAAACAGGCAATGAAACCAGAAGAACCTGATACATTCAAAAAAGTGCATACAACTCCAGAAGCTGGAAACAAATTTTATATCTACTCTAAAAAAGATGCATATGGACTATACATTGCTACTGCGTATGAAAAAGAAGATAAAAAGGGGTATGTTACCAACGTAATGGGAAAAACCGAAGATAAAGCCGTAGAAAACTTAATTGAGAGTTTGGATTTTCGAAATGACTTTGTACCAGATGGTGGTAATGAACCTAGTATAAGCACATTAAAAACACTAAAAGCTAATCGTGGAAAGTAGATACGAAAATAATAAAACAAAAAAGACAGTAGATGGGAGAACCGTTTATCGTCCAACAATATATCCTAATATACCATTTAGAGATGATGATATATATGTGGCAACCGAAACCGGTGACCGTTTAGATACTTTATCATATCAATATTATAAAGATTCATCTCTTTGGTGGATTATAGCATCTGCGAATAATATGCATGATGCAAATATCGGATTAAAAGAGGGTACTATATTAAGAATACCTCAAAACTTTATTGAAATTTTAACATCGTTTACACAATGAGTACTTGGCCTACGTTATCGAATATAGATGACAAAATTTATAATTCAATCACAGCAAAAAGAGACCCCATATACGCTTCTCAATTAAGTGCGTGGATGAGGGTATTTTCAGGTGCCACTACTGGAAAATTTCAAGGATTAATTTTAGCTTCTTCAAATGGATTTCAACTTTTTAAATCCGCAGGACAAAATGTTGCAAGTATATATGGTAATGCTTCCTCTACTGGTGATTTAGGATATGATTTTAATGGTAATGTTTTAGCAGGTGGAAATGATAGAGGATTAAGACCTTCTCCGTTAATACAAAGTTTTACCGTAAAAGAAGGAAAAGACCAAATATCCAAAGAAGCAAATTTATCTATAAAATGTTTTTCACTTCAACAATTAGAAGTTATGCAAAAATATTTTATGGAACCAGGATATTCTTTGTGTGTAGAGTGGGGATGGAATACAATTGCTAGTGGAAAATTATTAATAAATGATAAAGCAGGTGAGGGTATAATTACCGAAGCCGCTGATAGAAACTTAGATTATGATAAGTTACATCAAACGAGAGTTAGTTCAAATGGGCAGTATGATACATTTTTAGGATTTATCGTAGGTGGTAGTATTAGTAGTGAAGGAGAGAATTATATTTTGACAACTAAATTAAGAGGAGCTCCTGGTCTACCAACATTTTTACAATCTCAAAATAAAATAGAATTAACTGAAAATGGAGTAGTTACTAGTACTGCTGGACCAAAGCCATATCCAACAACGGAGTTAGAAGAAGAAGGTACTGATTTTACAACGGTTACGAGTAGAAGATTTAAACAAATGTTTAATTTACTTCCTGCTCAAAGACAAACCGAAGAAGTGATAAAACTAAGAGGTAGTTTTGTTACTTTTAAAGATTTTATTAATATGGACCCGGTTGTAAATAAAAGTGTTAGTAGTTACTCAAACCCAGGTTTTTGGTCATCAGATACGGTAGAAGTAGGTTCTGCGGCAATTGAGAAAGAAAAACTATTTTCAAAAAATAAATATATTAGCATGGATTTATGTGCTAAAATATTAAATGAAAATGGAAAGTTAGATTCATACATGATTGGTGGTAAAAAAATAAATGTAAAAATAGATATACAACATACAAAGATTGGTGCATTTCCAAATATATTTTCTACTAAACCATCTAAGTTAATAATTCCAGGCCAATTGCCAGATTTCTCAGTATATTTTTTAAATACAACCGATGTAGAACAAAAAGATAATGGTATATTATCCGTTGGTGGTAAAGATTATCCTACTGTTGATAATAAAATTAAAGATATTAGTTTTGTACAAAGTAATGCTTTATCTGTAGGTAATTTTAAAGAAGCGGCAAATTATTGGGGATATTTAAAAAATTTATATATAAATTTTGACGTATTTACGGAAAAAATACAACAAAAAAATAAAAATATTAGAGAAGTATTTATAGATATATTAAACGAATTATCATCGGCAGTAAATTCATTTTGGAATTTTCAGGTGGTAGAACGAAAAGTAACCGCTGATGAGCCCGTTACGGGATTGGCAACAGGAGATGTTTATATTACTGTAATAGATGAAAATTTTATAGGGCAAAATCCAAATACCACTACAAAAGTGTTTTATCATTCTGGCGCCAATTCATCATTTTTAGAAGCATCGTTGGATTTATCATTACCTTCGGAAATGACTAATCAAATTGTGTGTAAACGTTTATCGTTAACTTCAAATCCCGATGAACCGTTAGTTGGTATTGGTGGATTTTTTGAATCAGATACTGATTTATTTTTAAAAAAAGTTATAATCAATGGCGAAGAACGTACACCAACTCAAGATGGAGAAACAGCTGCTAAAAAAGACCAAACGGCTGAACAATCGGAAGTAGATGCAAAAAAAGAAGAAATAGATACGTTAAATAGACAAATAGAAGCAAATAAAGCAGCAGGTGAGCCCACACAGGCACAAGTAAATGAAAAATATAAAAAAGAACAAGAATTAAAAGAAGCGGAGAAAAAAGCGGCAGATGCTGCCTTATCTCAAAATCTTGCGAAGATTGATGTTGTTCCCAAAGTTGAACTAGCTGTATTAGGCGATGTTGATACCGCCAGTATTAAAGACCCAGCTTCATTTAAAGCAAAATTTCAGGTATTTACGTTTGACGATACTTCTTATTTTGATAAATTAAGAATAAATGCAATGAAAGCTAAAAGTGGAGATGGTACAAAGACTTTATCACACCCATTACCGATTAAATATAATTTTAAAATAATGGGATGTAGTGGCTTGAGAAGGGGAGATACTTTTAATATAGAAGGAATACCAAACAAATACAAACAACACGGAATATTCCAAATTACACAGGTAGAGCATACTTTGCAGGGTATGATGTGGGAAACCGAAGTTACAGGTGATTATAGACAAACACAATAATTATGGCAATAAACGCATATAGATATTCTACATTAAATACGGCATTAGAATTTAAATTGCCGGAAATTAATGCGTATATACCATCTCCTACTGAATTGGAATATGAAGCGGGGTATATTAGAAGATACTTTATTCAAAAAGCAAACGATTCAAACTCATTTGTATATGAAGTAAGTAAAGATTCATATACTGGTTTTGTAAATTCTCCTTTTTTTAAAAACGTAAGCTTGGATTGGCAAATAAAAGGTAGTGTTGATGAGATAAGAACTGCTAATTCAAAATCTATAAAATTTGCTTCTCAAAAATTAGATGCCGTAAAATTGTATTTACCAAATACTTTACAATTTTCTAAACAATAATTTGGAATTCTTATAAAAATTTCATATATTTGTATTTATTGATATGGGGATGTCTTGGAATTGATTGCGATGAGAGACATAGTATCACACGTAGTGGGAAGGTTCTCAAACCACTTAAATCTCGGAATCAAACAATAAATGACGTAGAATTATCTACTTGGACCTTCGATGACGTTATGGCATTCGTAGGTGCTGATTACGCTGTAGCAGCCTAATCCCTTCCGCATCACTCGTGGAATTTAAAAAGAAGTGAAACCTAAGTTTACTGAAACTTTAAATCAGTTGGTGGTAGTGCTGAACTAACCATTCGGCCCCAATTATTTTGGAAAGTGAATAAGATTAAACTTTATCCTAAACGTGTGAAAAGCTGGTATTATGGTTACTTCGTAAGACACCGGTTCGAGTCCGGTCATCTCCACCACTTTTTAAATCCCCATCTTACATTTGGTAATTTGGGGATTTTTTCGTATATTTGTATAAATTGTTTTATGGGAAGATGGCCAGAAAAACCAATGGATAAACCTACAAAGTTTGAAGTAACTTATAAAGATGATGATGGATATGAATCCACTTGGAAATATGATTTAAAAAAGTTTCCAAATGGACCAATAGAAGTTATTAACAAATTCCCTCCAGGCTATGATAAGATGTTAAAAAAACAACAAAAGGAAGCCAAATTAACAAAAAAACAATCAACACTAGAAAAAGCAAAAGCTGCAAATAAGAATGATAAGAGTGATAGAAAATATTGGTGAGTTGGAAGACTTAAAGGTAAAATTGGAAACCGAAGTATCTCTTTGGTATCCTATGTGGGTAGATAATGATAAACATCCACGAAACACCCATATATCCTTT